TAACAATTTACAAAAGAATTATTTAGCTACTGGTTCAATTGAAACCAAGTGGACAGGTAGTTGGGACAATTTGTAAATTAAAAGGGCAGTATTTCTACTGCCCTTTTGAATCCACCTTTATTTATTGAGTAATCCTAATATCACCAATAGTGATATAAATCCAGCGAATCCTGCACCTGCAATCAGATTCACTAAATTAATTAAATTACCAACAATATCCATACCTAGGAATCCGCCTACAAATATTAATTGTACGAGAACCCCAAGACCAACAATGTGAAGCAATACTTCTTTAATTCCAGTAATCGCTTCCATTATCATAGCCATCGTATTTTTCATTGTGTTTCCCCCTTTTATTACTATAAAAGTCGGTTTTACCCGACTCGTATAATAACTATATGCGAATATTGAAAAAATCAAATGATATATAAATATATATCCCTATTTTTTTACAATTGTATATTTATTGTTAGGTAAAAACTATGTCAAACGATTACGAAATATTCGAGGGTAAAACCCTATCTGATGTCTTTAAAGACATATATGATAATTCCAAAACTAATAAACAGCAATTAGAAGTATTGATGAAAGAGGTTGTGGGATTTATCAAGGACGGAGATACGGCCGTTCAGATTATCCCAATGCTAAAAGAGTATTTAGAAATCAATGTCAAGAACGATGAACAATTAGTTAAGTTGGCAACTATCGTTCAAAGAATTACAGCGGCTGAAAGAAGAGCATCGGATTCAGGAGATGAGTTCGGTTTATCAGAAGCAGAGAAACAACAATTAATGGACGCAATAGAATCAGATGTTCAGGAGTTACAAATTAAAAAAGACGAAATAGACAATTCATTAAATAAGGAAAACTAATGGGAATGAGTTTACACTTTGAACCAATTGAGGTCAAAAAAGTTCTTACTGATGTTGACACATTAGAGGTAAATTCGATTCAAGGGAGATTTATTTTGTCACAGCAAAATAGTCCAACTAAAGAATTACATACATTCTATCCATTAGAACCAGGGACATTTCAAGTTCCAGTTGTTGGTGAAATTGTTATGGGTACAGAGTTTTTAGGAAAATATTTTTATGGACAGAAGTTAAATTTTCAAAATTCAGAAATAGCTAACACTAAATTTAACATAAGTAGTTATTCTTCAGAACCAGTTGATAATAAGTTAGGACTATATTTTGAACAACCAAGCGGTTCAAAAAAGTTAAGACCACACGAGGGTGATACTATTATACAAAGTAGGTTCGGAAGTGCTATAAGATTAAGTAGTAATCAGTCTGAGGACTTTACAGATGGTAATGAAGGAGCTAGCAGAAAATATAACGAGTCACCTAATATTAAAATAATAGCTGGAATAAATGAAGACAATCCAGATATTTCACAGACATATGAGGAAAATTTACAAAGTGAACTTAGTTCAGTTTACTTAACAACAAATGAAAGTGTCTCGTTTCCTTTCAAGGATAAATTTATAAATGGTATAGACGAACCACAAATTACTATTCAATCAGACAAAATAGTTTTTCACGGAAGAAACGAATTTAATGTTTACTCTGATTCAATAAATTTAGGTGATGATGAAAATTTAGAAAACGCAGTTTTAGGGAATAAGTTAAAAGAAGTATTAGAGGAAATAGTTGACGCTATTGAAAACACAGATATAGGAGCTGGTCAAGCCACTAAACCATTTCCATTTTTAGGTAAATTAAAAAGTATTATTAGTGATAAAATTTTAAGTAAAAATGTAAAGTTAAAGTAGGAGTAATGATGAATAAAGATAAATTAAAAAATATTATTGAATTAGTTGTTCGTAAAGAAGTTAAAAAACAACTGAGCGAGATATTTATTAATGAACAAAAAGAAGTCAAACTTTCAGATGCGATTTCTAAACCAAAACCTAAAAAGGTTGTCAAACCAAAAAAACAATATTCAAAAGACAAAATGTTAAATGAAGTATTGAATAATACAAAACCACTCGGACAACAGGAAACTGATGAGTATCCAACATTGGGAGGTGGAGTATTAGGTTCTGACAATATGGCAGATGTCTTAGGTTATGGTGATTTAGGTAGAGGACAAAATAAAGAAAGGGCTAGAGAAATGGCGGCAGTTGATTCAATTAAAAAAGCTGGTGTTTCGGTAGATGCTGTACCAGAGGATGTTCAAAATGCACTAACTCGTGATTACTCTGGTTTGATGAAAGCTATAAACAATAAGAAAAAAGGCGAAGGTAATTATAGACCATAATGGCTAATGTAAGAGAAATAGATAAAGACGATGACATTTATGTAGGTGTTGAATTTCCATTAGATTTTAGTGTTGATGGGTTTTTAAGAAAAACAAAAAATGTTAGACAACAAGTAAAGTCAAATATTAGAAATTTACTTTTAACATCAAAAGGTGAAAGAGTCTTTCAACCAAACTTTGGTTCAGATTTAAAAAATATATTATTTGAACAAATAACACCACAATCTTTATCTAATGTAGAAGATAGTATTAGACAAAGTTTATCAACTTGGTTACCTTATGTGAGAGTTGCAAATTTAGTTGTTGTTCAAGATGATAGAAATCCAAATCAAGTAGGTGTATCATTAGAATATTCAACTACACTTGAACCAACCGCTTTAGATACAATATCATTCAAGTTTGATTTAGGAGTATAGAATGTCAGATTATAACACAAATAAAAAAATAGTTAAAAAAGAAATAAGTTACCTTGGTAGAGACTTTTCATCCATAAGACAAAATCTTATAGAGTTTGCTAAGACATACTTTCCAAATCAGTATAATGATTTTAACGAATCATCACCAGGTATGATGTTTGTTGAAATGACATCTTATGTTGGTGATGTATTGAATTACTATGTTGATAATCAATATAAAGAAACACTTTTAAATTATGCAGAAGAAAAGAAAAATGTTTACGATATAGCTCAGTCATATGGTTATAAACCAAAGACCGCAGTTCCTTCTTCAGTTGAACTAGAGGTTACGCAAACTGTACCGGCTAAGTCTGATGGAAGTGGTGGATATATCGCTGACTTAGATTACGCTGGTGTGTTATCTACTGGCGCAGTTGTTACATCTGAAACTGGTGTAGATTTTACTTTATTAGATGAGGTAAATTTCAAAGTATCAAGTTCTCTAGACCCAATGTCAGTAGAGATAGTTACACCAAGTAGTGGAAACATACCTACTGATTTTATACTTAAAAAAAATGTAGTAGCACAATCAGGAACCACAGTTGAACAAACATTTACTTTTAACAATGCTAAAAAGTTTGATAAAGTTACACTAGGAAACAAAGGTGTTAGTGAAATAGTTTCAATTACAGACTCTAACAATAATACTTGGTATGAAGTTCCTTTCTTAGCACAAGATACAGTTTTTCAATCAATAGAAAACACATCATTAAACGAACCAACATTATCATCACACCAAAATGATACACCTTATATGTTGAAGTTAATTAAGTCATCAAGAAGATTTATAACAAGAATTACAGCGGATGACAAAACAGAGGTTAGATTTGGAGCGGGTGTTAGTGATAATCCAGACGAGGTTATTATTCCTAATCCAGACAATGTAGGTTCAGCGTTAGGTTTTGGTGTATCAAGATTAGATGAGTCATTCGACCCAAGTAATTTTATGAAAACAAAAACTTATGGATTAGCCCCAGCTAACACAACACTTACGATTAAATATAGATATGGTGGAGCAGTTGAACATAATGTCAGAGCTAATTCTATAAACTCTGCAAAAGATGTAACATTCACCATTGATAATGGAAACCTAAATTCAGGTTTAGTACAAACTGCACAAGATAGTTTATCATTCAATAATGTGTTACCAGCAACAGGTGGAGCTTCTAAAGAAACTTTAATCGATATAAAACAAAACGCATTAGCTATGTTGAATACACAAAATCGTGCAGTAACAAGACAAGATTACTTAACGAGAGTTTATTCATTACCACAAAAATTTGGAAACATAGCAAAAGCATATGTAATTCAAGATGAAGTGAATCAAATGAATGAACAAAATGATGACGCTACACCAATTTCAAATCCACTAGCACTTAATATGTATTTGCTAGGATACGATGGTCAGAAAAAATTAACCACAATCAATGACGCTGTAAAAAATAATTTAAAAACTTATTTATCACAATACAGAATTTTAACAGATGCGATTAATCTAAAAAGTGCGTATGTAATTAATATAGGTGTAAAATTTTCAATTATAACAAATCGTGGATTTAACAAAAGTGAAGTATTGTTTAATTGTGTTCAAGCAGTTAAAAGACACTTTGATATTTCGAAGTGGCAAATAAACCAACCGATTGTGTTGAGTGATATTGCAAATGAAATATCATTGGTGGACGGAGTAGCTAGTATTGTTCCACCAGAATCTGGTAATCCAGACAAACAATTAATATTAATAGAAAACAAAGCGACCATATCACAAGGATATAGTGGTAATGTATATGATGTTGAAAAAGCATCTAGAAATGGAATCGTATATCCATCATTAGACCCAAGTATCTTTGAAGTAAAATATCCTAATCAAGATATTTTAGGTAAAGTAGTAGGAGATATCTAATGCACTTTTTTCAATTCGGAAACAGAGACACAACAATATTTTCCGGTGGTACGACTTCATCAATAAACACCGGACTAGATGAAATATTAGAAGTAAATAAAATAGTTGCAAATGACGGAACAATACAAAACATTTCAAGAATATTAATTGACTTTGATTACGCTAATATTTCACAATCAGTAATAGAAGGAAGAATACCTTCAACCGCAAAGTATTATTTAAATTTATATGACGCATCATCAGAGGAATTATTAGCTGACCAAAACTTATTTGTTTATATGGTTAGTGGTAGTTGGTCAGAAGGAACAGGAAAACTTGACCACAATCCAGTCACTACTGACGGAGCGTCCTACCAATATCGTAATCAAGACGCAAAAACACCTTGGGTTACTGGTTCAGTATTGACTGACGGAGGTGCTTGGTTTACAGGAAGTATGGGTGGTCAATTTAAAGTTAGTTCATCTTTTGCTCTAACAAAGGCCACTAGAGATGTAAGAGTTGATGTAACAGATTTGGTAAAGAACCATTTGTATTCTTCATCATTATTTCCTAACAATGGATTCTTAGTCAAGAGGGAATCTCTATATACTAGTTCAGTAGACTTTTCATTTAATCCAGGCAGTGATACGACAAAAGACGAAAGCAGTTCTACAAGATTTGGTAATTTAAAATTCTTTTCAACTGATACTCATACTATATATCCACCTAAGTTAGAGGTTGTTTGGAACGATAGTTCTTGGGATACAGGTAGTTTATCAGCTTTATCTTCATCAGATTTAGAAAGATTAAAGATTTATTTTCAAAACCTTAGACAAGAGTATCAAGAAAAATCAATAGTGAAATTAAGAGTTGTTGGTAGGGAACTTTATCCAACAACAACATTCGCCACAACACCATCAGAATTAACAATTAAATATTTACCTAGTGCTTCAGTTTTTTACTCAGTAAGAGACGCCGAAACTGAAGAGGTAATTATTCCATTTGGTTCTGGTTCAGCAATCAGTTGTGATTCAACAAGTAACTTTTTTAATATACAGATGGACGCTTTTCAAGCAGAAAGAAATTACAGGTTCTTAGTTCAAGTGGTTAGTGGTAGTGGAGCAAGTAAAGAAATCAACATATATGACGATGAATTTGAATTCAGAGTCGTGAGGTAAAACAATGCCATATAAATCAACAGACGCAGCAGTAGAAAGTTCTGAGTTCTATGGGATTTATAGACAACAGGAACTTGAAAGAAAAAGATTAGAAATCTTAGGTAAAAGAACTGACTATAAATCAAATCCTAAATTTTCAGAACAACTAACAAGAGACTCACGTGGGTTTATCGTTTCATTTGAAGACCCATTTGCTTTTGGAAAAGCTGCTGAAGAACAAGGATATGAATTAGTTACGATAGAATTAAAGTCAAGAAATTTTATCAAAAGATATGATACAAAAATAGATTCGGAGTTCAAAGATTTAATATAATGGCTACATTCGGATTAACAGAAAGACAAAGAGAAAAATATTTTACTCTAAATAAAAGAAGAACTGGATTCGGTAATTTATTAAAAGATAACGCTACCGGAGCAAGAGACTTTGTTCAACTATTTGTGTTTGATACCGAAAGTAGATTAATTGGCGATATAGTTTTAGATTTTGAAAATTTAGTTCAAGAAAATTATTCAAGTGATACCATTAAACTTAATGTTGGACAACACCTTAGAGAATTTTTTAATCTTAGTCAGGGTGATTATCAGGTAGTTTATAAATTTCTTCGAATAGTTGCAGGTAATATCCAATCAGAAGTTTTTTATGACCCAGCTAGAGATGAAATCCATAATGGTCAGTTTAGGTCAGAAGATGTAAATGGACAAATAAAATATTTTACTTTAGCTGACGATGATGATAAATCTGAATCTACTGAAAGAGAAATTTTTAAAAAGAAATTAGCATATGAAATCATTGAAACTAACCAAAGTAGAAATGAATTATTAATCACACCAGACCCACACTTAACAGACCGAGGTGGAGAAATATCAGACATACTTAATAGACAACTTAGTTTAGTTAACGACGATTTAATATTTAGTCCACTTTTATCATTAAACCAACAAGAAAAGAAAATAACTTTTGACCAATCAAAATTTCAACAAGATAGTTATGTTTTAAGAATACCCGATAACGATTTAATTGGATTTACTAAATCTATGAATGGTAATAGAATTGTATTCGAAAACTTTTTCAAAGCTCAAATCCCTACACACTATAAAGGACAATACCTTGCAGTTAAATCCGGAGCACAGGATGTTGGTGGAAAAGGAAGAACTAGACTTTGGAAAAACGACATAGTTCCAGGTTCAATTAATGAAGATACATTTATTGATAAAACAGATTATATCTGGCAACTAAATGTAGGGTTTCCACCAAGACCCGGTTTAGAAATTATGTTTATGAAAAAGCGTAAAGACTTGTTGGTATCTAAAGTTGTTGGGGATGAAGTTACGGATGGACAAGGTTATTTTATTAGAGAGTTAAATAAAAATTTTAATATCAATAGTATTTCAAATCTACCAAAAAATATATGGCAAACCACCGATAGAGGGCCAAAAGACGGAGACTTTAGTTCTATAATTAGTGGTAGACTTGATTATGAATTAGAGGGAACTTTTCCATATTCATACAATAGACAAACTGATATTGATAATGTTGACTTAGATGGTATTCTAAAAGTTAACGAACCATATGCATTAGGTGATAATTTAGAAGAAGTTTTCATAGATTGGGAAACAAGAATCGTAGATGTTATTGATAAAAATACAATTAGAGTTAAATCAAATTTAAAAGATTCTTATTTTAAATTAAGACAAGCAGGATTTAAAATATTATCAATTGGAGAAGATAATTATAGAACTGGTAAAATCAATGAGTTAGAATTTAAAAATATGTTTTCAGAAACTTTCTATGTTGAAGAAAAAATAAATGATGTTAATAATTACAAAACATATCTTAGATTAGACAACAACAATAAAGATTTATATTTAATCACCAATACCCTTAAAAGAGATAGTGGATTATTACTGAAACTTCAAACACCCTTAGCACAAAATATTGAACTACAAGATTTAAAAGTAGATATTGTTGAAGAGGTATTGGCTGATTACAATGATAATATCACTCTTATACCAAAACAATATGTTAGTGATACATTTTTATTACCGGCTAATTTTGACGGAGCAAAAAACGATGTCATAATACAACAAACAGATTATAAAAGCCACAACACCTTATTAACAAGTGATGATGAGAAAAATAGAAAAATTGAAAGATTATTAGTATCAGGTAGTTTGTTGGATGTAAAACCAAATATTAGTTATCAAAAAACCACTACGGATTTATTACAACAAGATGATGATATTGGATTTGGAAACTTCGTTCATTTTTCATCAGCTGAAAGTAGGGTAATAAACTTTAGAAAAAAATTAAGACTTATTGAAGGATATACAAAAGATAGTTCATCTTTATTAAGTATATCGAGTTCATTATCTAAAATACAAAACATTGAAAAGAAAAGACAAAGAGTCATAGATTCTTTTACACCATACGAAGATTACTTATATTTTGAAAGTTCATCTTACATAAGTGGTTCAAACGGAATATTCCACGATACCGCTTGGCCAAAAATGACTTCTACAAAACCTTATAAATTACAACACACAACAGGTTCAACTGGTATAGCTTATTATGACAATATGATTAACAGCGCATCTAAGTATGATTTTAACAATCAAAACTCTCTAAGATTTACTTTACCAGAACACATTCATCAAGACACTACAAACAATCCATTTTTAGAATTTATGGATATGGTTGGTGAACAATTTGATGAAGTATGGACTTATACAAAATCCTTAACTGATGTAAACTTTAGAGTAAGTAGTATTTCTGAAGGTATATCAAAAGATGTTTCTAAATATTATGCTGATGCTTTAGGTATAAAATTATTTGATGGTAATTCACTTGTTGGATTATCTGAGTATTTACTCGGTGAAAAAGATGATGGTTCTTCAAACGAGACTGAGTCGGAAAAACTTACAGAAGAAATATGGAAAAGAATATTAGCAAATCTACCTTTCTTTATTAAAACAAAAGGAACAGAGCGTTCACTAAAGGGAATTTTGAATTGTTATGGTATCCCTAGTTCAGTATTAAGAGTTAGAGAGTTTGGCGGGCCAGACACAGGCACTAGGGTAAGTTACGAAATAAAAAGAAAGTTTACTTACGCTTTAGATTTTAAAGGTTCACAATATATAAAAGTTCCTTGGAAAAATGACTCAAATGGTGAAGTTCCACAAACAATAGAATTTAGATATAGAACACCATACAAAGCAGACCAAGTATTATTTAGAAAAGCAGCTGGATTTGGAATACAACTTATCAATAGTGGTTCTACTGAATATGGTAATGTAAGATTTGCAGTGAGTAGTTCAGGCACGGGTGTATCACATTTAGACACACCAAAATTAAAATTATTTAATAATGATATGTGGTCAGTTATGTTGACAAGAGTATCGTCAAGTGGAGAAAAATTAGTTGATAACAATGCAAGTAGAAGTGTTGACTATACAATAACAGCAAAACAATATGACTCAACAAGACAAAGAATTATTTATGAAGGAAGTACAACTTTAACCGTAGATGGGGCATCTGCTTTGTCCGCATCTTACAATCAAAGAGTTGTAAATAACTCATCAACTTCAACTTTTATCGGTGGTAATGGTGCGAGTTTTGGTTCTCAACAATTTAGTGGTTCTATGATGGAATTTAGATATTGGTCAGAACCATTAAGTCAAAGTGTATTTAATAATCACGTTCGTACACCAAAAGCATACAACGGAAACACAACATCATCAGCATATGATAATCTTTTACTACGATTACCATTAGATGACAACATATCTTTATCATCATCAAACGCTACATTAACAGCTTCAAACATAGCACATATAAAAACTTATCAAGGAAACATTAGTGGTAGTAATATAAATGGGTTTACAGGTAATTTTTACAGAGATTTAGTAGACCAAGAAAAAGTTAAAATACCTAATATTGGAATCAGAAGAAACGCTACGAAGATTAGATTAGAAAATAATTCATTACCAGAAAATGCACAACTTGACCCAGAACAAAAACAAGAAGTATCATCGTTAGATTTTGCGCCAGTTGATAGTAATAAATTAGGTGTATACTTTTCACCAACAGATGTAATCAATGAAGATATTATCTACACATTCGCAGATTTCAATTTTGATAATCAAATTGGTGACCCAAGAGATGAATTTGAACCTTTTTATCGAGGATTAAAACAAACAAGATTTGATTACTTTAAAAGGTATCGTGGTGCTCACAATAGTTTTTTTGATTATCTAAGAATACTAGATTTTTATGATAATAGTGTGTTTAATGTATTGGAACAATTTGTACCAGCAAGAGCAAAAACTGATTTTGGTAATTTGATTGAATCCAACATTTTAGAAAGAAATAAACAAATTGTTAATAGAAAACCTAGTTTTACAAATAGATACTTTGAAAACGCAAATGATTTTGAATCAGGATTAAAAATAAGTAGATTCATTAGTGGTTCAGATGATAATAACTTAAATATATTTGGTGAGTTTCCATATTATGAAAGTGTAATTGCACAATCAACTGGTTCAGTAAGAGCAACTAACAGACCAACACACGTTCACTTAAATCAATTAAATAAAAGAGTAGCGGATAGTGTTGCTTATGCTACCGCTAGTGTAACTAAAGGAGGGACTTCAGTAGAGTTTACTGAAGCAGTCCAACCATTTATAAGCGCTTCCAGGTTATCAACCACGAATAGAATTAGAACATTTTTTTATGGTTCTTTAAGTGATTCAATATCAGCAGGATTTGGAGCGAGTTATGGTATACCAGGTAATTTATTTGTCATTAGTTCTTCATTAGATAGAACAGATTTAGAAAGTTTAGCTGAAAACACTATACAAGAAAAATTATTTTACGAAGGTGTTAAATTAAATAAGAACACTTCAAAAGATGGAAAAGACCCAGTAGAGATAACCTTTACTGCACCAACAAAGCTCGTAACACAGGAGCCAGGTAAATCAAGATTAAAAACTAAATAACGATAAAATTTAACTTTCTTATATTTATTACTGAATAAGAATAGTTATATTATTATCACAGGAGTAAATTAATGGGATTTTTAGACAATACAACAATAACCATAGATGCGATTTTAACAAGAAAAGGTCGTGAAAAACTAGCAAGAGAAGGTAATTTAGATATTACTAAATACGCTTTTGCAGATGATGAAATAGATTACAATTTATACGATGTAAGTCATCCAAATGGCTCTTCATTTTATGGAGCAGTTTTAGAAAATATGCCACTACTAGAGGCGTTTATTGATGAAACACAAGTGATGAGATATAAATTATTCACAGCTGATAAAGACTTACCAACATTAGCTACATTAGGAACATTATCAACACCACAAATTGGTGACGCAGGTGATTCAAAGGAAATAGCTCCAACTACAAATAATTATGGAACTGATGAACTTTACACATTCACAATTTTAAATACCGATGTCGCTACTATATCCGGGCCAAACGGAGAACAAGGTTCATTTAGTAAAAATGGTAGAAGTCAAGTAATTAAAGATGTTCGTACTATAAATGTTAATTACAAAAATCTTACAAATTCAGCAACAACCATATCGACTACCGTAGTTTTAATCGCTGGTCAAACAACTGGCGCTAATGGTAGTGTGGTGATACAAAATAATTCAAAAGGACAATTCGCATAACATAGGAAGTAACAATGGCAAGCAGAAGTAAAATAGATATAGCAAATTTACCAGTAGGAAGTCTTGAAGAAGCACAAAAATATGTTCAGGACAGAGTTGCACCACAAGATAGAGCTAGATTTCTAGGTGCAGAAACACCAGGAGAAGTAGCAGCCGCTGCAGCAGATTTTAACTCTGCGGTAGACCAAGAAGAGGCAGCAAATGGAGGTGTCCCAAACGGGGGGCCAAATGGAGGTGGTGGTGGTAATGACGACGATGTTGACCAAGAACAAGCAGGTGCAGATGTCAATGTAAACATATTTAGAACATTCGGGGTAAACGATATATCTGAAGTTGACAAACAAACAATTACTTCAGGTTTGTTTAGTGGAGGTTTAGCAAAACTAACATCATTTAATGCAGCAACAGCTTCTTTACTTGGTGATACTTCAGCTTCATTTATTGAAGTCCACGACCAAGCTGCAAGTAACGCAGCAGCTCAAGTTCAATTTTCAGTTGGATATGCACACATTAACGGAAGTGGTTCTATTGGAAACACAACCAAGACAACAGCTGGAAACCGAGAAACAGCTGCACTATACAGACAATTTAGAAATGTATTGTTAGCACCAAATGATAATAAATTTGATTTTACATCAGCGCCGAATTCATCATCAGGCCACGATGATTTTTATTTCATAACTTTTAACAGAGCACAAATGAGAGAAAAAGTCGACCCAGGTAATTGGGAATTAAGAATCTCAGGTTCTTTATTAAGTGCGAGTTCATCAATTAAATTAATTGACGATAGTAGTGCAACAACCAATACAGATGTTAACATAGCAGGTAGAGTGTTTAATGTTGTTAGTGGTTCTATCGAATCAGGAACGGCATCAATCAAAACAGCAGCTTCAGCTGAAACAGCTAATGGTGCACCAGGATTATTTTACCCAGACTTAGGAATCATATTGTTGAATCCAGATTGGTTGATGATTAATTCTGGAAGAAATTTCATTCCTTCAAAGGGAGCTAATACATTTGGAAACAATGCTAGAAAACTCTACAACGCCATAAGTTCTTCTGCATATTTCGCAGCTCGTAGAGAAGAAGAAGTAAGTTCAGTAAGTTATTTTGCAAGAGCTAGAAACGACCAATTTAATTTTAGTTCAAACCCAACTTATTCAACAGGTAGTAAAGTTGCTAAAGCTGGTGGTGGTTTTGATGTAACTACTGGATTGTTTAAAGTTCCTTCATTCCAAGGTGACCCAAGAGCATACATTACTCAAGTTGGATTATACGATAATAATAATGACTTATTAGCGGTAGCAAAACTTAGTCAACCAGTATTAAAATCTTTTTCAAGGGAAGCAGTCGTAAAAGTTAAATTAGATTATTAGGAGTTCAAATGTTTAAGACTCTCGAATCGTCTGATAAATCACTTAGAGTCATAGAGACTTTCAAAACTTTCGTATCAACAAACAATGATAGTGGTAGTGGAGTATTCGCTGTAAAAGCTCGTAGTGGTTCATTCAGAAATTATGTTAGTTCATCAGATGAAAATACACCAATAGTTTCAGGTTCAGTAACAACAAACTTTTTTGGTCAACCAACTCATCATTTAATCAACACAAGATATTATAAATTTTTTGATTTTAACAAACCTAAAGAAGGTAGTTATGTCCCTTTTGATATATTTAAATATTCACACCAAAGTAGAAGTCTTCACATATCATCTTCAGTATTTAGCATAAGTAGAAATCTATACGGAGAAAAAATAAAACCGGGGTCAATAAAATTAACCGATACTTCCAATGGTAAAACATTTGACATCAGAGATGATGGAGATGGAAATCTATATGATTTTGCTTTTTCATCGAGTTATGCAACACACAAGTCAAATGATTTTGATATGGCTCAAGGCGTTAACGCTCAAGGAAGTGGTAGTGTTATTGGTAATGTTTTTTACTCAGACGGGTTAATAGTTGTCAATCAAAAAGGAAGTTACAAAGATGTTGGATTTGGAACAGGTTATACATTACAACATCAAGCAACACACAAAATTAGAGAATTTGAATATGTATTGAGAGCACCAGCTGGTGAGTTCAATATGTCTTCAAATATCAGTATGACTAAAGATAGATTAGGTAGTACAAGAATTCCACAAACAGGTTCAGCTAATGAAGATAGAACTTGGGTATTTAATTTATTCCCACCCGGAGATAGTCCAAATTTATCCGGAACAGGTAGTTTCGCCACACAATACACACCTGCTTCACATTCAATTGACAATGTAACAGGTTCAACTTGGTATCCTTTTGTAACTCAAGTAGGTCTATATGACAACGATGGAGACCTATTAGCAGTTGCAAAACCAGGACAACCAATCAAATTATCACCAACACTTTCAACAACTTTTGTCGTTAGATTTGATATGTAATATTTAGTATTCTTATATTTATTATTGTATTAAACCAACGGAGAAAACAATGTTTCATTTTATGAAGAATATGGTTATGACAGCGGTGATGTTTGGAATAGTTTTCGCACAATCACCAATTATAAGAGTTAAACAAATAGGAACTTGGGCTACACCACAAACTTGGTGGAAAGATAGCACTACGCAAAATTTATCTACTTTTCTAGCAGAAGACTCAAGTGCCCCTGCTTTTAAAAATAATAATTTTGACTCGTGGAGAGATAAATTATTAGAAATAGAAGTCACATTAGATGATAATAATACAGGTACTAATTACATTACAGCAGTTCGATTTGACATTGCGTTTGATAATGATTTAATCACTTGGGTAGAGCAAAATATCGATTCAGATGGCACAGACGAAACATCAGTCAACGCTTGGACTCAAGGTAATTCTAAAGTAATTAAAGGTAGTCATATTATAAATTGGGATGAGGGTGATGATAGTACAGCAAATCCCGACACAACTGATTACTCTTTTGAAGTAGTTCATTTTTCTAATGTTGGATATCGTGATTCATTAGCAGTAAGTGGTAATGAAGTAGAAGAAGCGATATCGGATTCAAGATACGATTGGTTAAGAATTACTATGGTATCTCACGGACACGACGACAATAATGACGGAATACCAGACAAACACTTTGGTGGTGGTAATGGTGTTGAAAAACAATTAATCAAATTTCAATTCAAAATAAATGATGTAGCTGATAACTTTGCACCTAAATCATTTAGAGTTGCTACTCAATATGATGGAAGTGAGGGATACTACACTTATGTATCTGACGACTATCTATTAGATTATAAAGTTTACATAGATGGTAATTGGGGTAATACCACAGAAGACGATAGAACTTACAACGAAGCAGCTAGAGGTGATATCACACTACATCCAAAATTAGTTGATGTTGAAGGGTATATGAGATACATTGGAGAATATGACGGAACAAACGACTACTCAAGAAACAAATATGCATATTGGAAAGTTTTGTTTGAGTTAGATGAAAGTAATCCAGGTGAGTTTAATAACTGGTTAAATGTTCGTGATATTGACGACGAATCAAGTCTAACGGACGAAACTACTACTGACGATGTCATTGGAACTAATAGTAATAGTGAAGGATATTATTACTACACTTATGATGACCAACATAGTGCAGGACACACACCTTCAGCAGCAGACCAAAAAGTTGGTGCTAATGGATTTGAAGGAGTATCATATTGGGATTGGACACACACAGATGATAAAGGATATTTCAACATATCTTTACCAAGAAACAACAGATATCGTGTATCATTCTGGCCACCAGACGCAGATGATTATTTAGGAGACCATACGCACTATACACTTGATAGATATAATATTACAAATGTTGTTGACGCAAGAGCAGCATTTAACTTTCAATCTAATAAGTTTGAAAACTCAGGTGATATTGATATCGCAACACCAAGTGCTTATTTAATCGGTGATGTGGATGGTGATGACTTATTCCAATTAAATGACGCATACTTTATTTGGGCATACTCATCAGGAGTATTTGAAACATCATACACACACGTTAACGGAAACACATATCAATCTTGGGCAAGTATAGATACTTTAAAAAGTGACGGAAGTAATGAAACTTTAAATTATTATCAAACACAAAATGGTGTAACAAGTTTACAAAAAAGAGAATTTAGTATATTTGTTGATGATGATTTAGCACAAGAAACTGCTGAACTAACATCAGACGCTGGTGGAGTCGCTTGGTTTAATCCTTTAATGGATGATGTTCAAACAGGATTAGATACATTGTTGATTTCATTAGGAGCAGGTAGTTCTGATTGGACAGACAATACAGAAAGTTCTATGAATGATGTAAATCCAGATTACTTATTTAAAACAGATGACTCTGATAAACAAGTAGATATCATTGGAACATCAAACGATTCAGATATAGCATATTACTTTACAGGTGATATGAATTTAACAGGTGTTAAAGTGGATGTAAACGGAACAGCAACAACACCAACAATCAACGGAACAACAAGTTATCGTTGGGGTAATGGAGACGCACCAGATGAGTGGGCAAGAACAATAGATAACAATAGAAGTCTTGGTAAGACATCAGCAACGCCAGATGTTGAATTACTATTACCTGCTGACGAAAGTGTTAAAGTTCAAATGGGTAATCAAGTTGTAGTTCCACTAACCATTAAACCATATACAGACGAGGTAACGGGTGAACTAACTAAGGTAGCAGCATTTGAGTTTGAGATTAAATATAAAACAGGCCCAGCTGGTCTAACTTTTTTAGACGCTCAAACAGGTTTATTACCAGGCCCTTGGATGACTTATCTAAACGAAAGTGAAGTTGACGATGAAGGATACAAAACACTTTCATTTGGAGCATTAGATAACTCACCAAACAACGCACCACAAGATTATTATATCACGGAAGAAATGACTGCTTTACAATTAATATTTCGTTCAAACATTAGTGATAATAATCCAAACGAATGGATTACGGCACCACTAAACTTTGTTGGTAAATATGCAGCAGGAAATCCAAATGGTAATGATTTAATTGTGGATAGACAAGATGGTATTGTTCGTATTTGGAATAAGTATTGGGCATTCGGTGGTGGAAGACCAGAGGAAGATGAACTAACTTATGTTTATCCAAATCCATACAACCAAAGTGAACATACTGATATTAATTTCCAATTCTTTATGGAACAGGCAGGAGATGTAAAGATTAGTGTTTATAATATCAACGGACAAAAAATTAAAACAATTTTTGAAGGTTCAGTTCAAGAAGGTTTACATAATTTTAAGTTTGATGAATTACCAGAGTCAACAGACCCACAATTACATAGTGGATACGAAAACTTAGATTCAGGTATTTATGTTTTCTTAATGGAAACTGATAACAAAATTAAATCAAAGAAATTTACAATAATTAAATAAGAGGGACAGAGATGAAAAAATTATTAAGTTTATTACTTTTAACAGGAACATTATTTGCACAAGCAAACAATGTCTTTACACTTAATCCAAGTGTAAATAGTGCCGGTATGGGTAATGTCGGTATAGCAAATGCAGAAGTTAAAAATGTATTTCACAATCCAGCTTTTGCAGGATTAAAAGAATCACACCAAGAGATTTCTTATGTGGAGTGGTTACCAAACCTAACTGATGATATGGGATATCAAAGTATTCTTTACACATCAGATATGGGTTGGTCAAGTGAGATATTTTATTTTAACTACGGAACACAAGTTCAAGCAGACGAATTCGGTGTGGTGATGGGAGATTTTGAATCATCATCATATAGAGTAAGTGGTGGATATGGATTTGGAATCGGAGATTGGTTATTCGGAGCAAGATTAAATCTATACAATCATAACTTTATTGATAGTTTTGATGTTGATATGAATTATGGATTTGACTTGGGTGCTTACAAAGAGTTCGGTAATACATCATTGGGTATCGTATTAAAAGATGTAGGTGGAGAAACAAAGTTTTTAGACCAATCACTTAATCTACCTATGTCAGTAGGTGTTGGTGTTGGACATAGTTTTGGAAACTTCTCATTAGCATCAGATGTGAAATTCTATGAAGACTACAATTCAATTGGTCTTGGTGGAGTTTACGATTTAGGTATCGCAAGTCTTAAATTAGGATACTACACAGAGTCAGAATTTGATGTTGATTACATCACATTAGGTGGTAGTATTGACGCAGGTATTGTAGATTTATCATTAGCATATTATTATAATACAGATAGTTTTCACAACGAAACCTTGATGATTTCATTTGGGTTTGATTTATAAGGAGTAAAAAATGGCGAAACAAGTAGAC